AAGGAGGTGTGCAATTGTATGACGTTCCCAGTGATACGAATGATATGACCTATCATGTGATGATGCCCACATCTGAATTGTGGGAATTGATATCGGGAACTTACCGAGGAGATAGAAACGATTTTCGTGGACGGTACCACAATTTTATAGCGAACGGTCCTGATGGGCCCGTATATATAGCAGTGGGTAAGAATGCTCGCATTAAAATCACCGGAAATGAGGACTTGGTGTGGTTCGCCAAGAAAGCTGGATTGGAGGAGTTGCCTGTTTTTCTGAGCTACCAACGTCAAGCATAAGGAGGCACCTGTTGTATGCGACAACGACTTAAAAGATTTCTGCTCACTATGATAAAAGGCATTTTTACGCTTTCCATAGTGGCGGCAGGAGTCTACGGCGCCTATCTCAGTACCCAAAAGTCCCTCCAACACTCCACTATTGCCGAAATAACTGCGCGAGACAATGTAACCACTCAGCTTCCGAACTCCACGCGCACGGCGGTTCTTAAATCACGTACGAGTGCCGTACGAGTTCTTTCAACTGATGAGAGTGGAAACGTTGCCGCTTCTAGTGGTACCTATTTGCGAATTAACGAGGCGGCCACTTACGTGCTGACGACTTCTCATGGCATCGTCGGCGCTTGTCATGCCACACGCATTCAGTATGAAGGAGACTATTACGATTGCCATAATTATGTGATAATTGATGAGATAACTGATTACGTTATCATGGAGGTGGAAGCGATCGAAGGTATCCAGCCAGTTAATATTGAGCGCTCCCTCCCCAGGCATCAGGATTGGGATAGTGAATTGTCAGTTATGAGTCGGCTATATTACACCGGATATCCGAACAACGAAGGCCCGGCTACCGTCACTGGCACGATCATGAATGTAGATAAACGTCGAGAACTGATTTTTCTTCAATCCTATGCGTGGCCCGGCTCATCGGGTTCGGGTGTTTTTAGTGAGAAGGGAAATTTAGTCGGCGTAGTGGTAGCATTGGATGTCGGATTTACTCGCTACAGTCTTCAGATACTTTCAAATGCTGTGTGGGTTATCCCGGCTTATAAAATTGATTGGGAATATTTATACATTTACAATAATGAGTTATAATTATACAACAGATAACAGGAGTTAACAACAAAATGCCTAAAGAGAAATCGTGCAAATACGATACATTGATGAAAACTATTGAAACCATCCAGCAGGATGTGGCCAATTTGCGCCAGAGCATCTTGAAGATTAAGGAAACATATGATGTGGAAGAAATATGCCCTGATGTGGTTGAGTCGGATAAGGCAGTCGTCGAGGCTTTAGAAACCATGTGTTTGAACATGCTTTTGGAAGAAGAAGCAAAAGGTGACGCCTGATGTCCGACGACGAGAGAGAGTTCTCCACAGAAGCGGAGGACTTAAAACCTAAAAAGCCCAGTAATCGAGCACCCGAGGGGATTCGGACTTTTACGGTATGTCGTCAGAGTGATGAGACTGGTATTTCTGGAGAGGGCGTTGTAATAGAAGGCGCTACTTTTGCCACCGGACACACCGTCATCCACTGGCTAACACCCGCCCCGCGCGGCAGTATTGCGTTTTTTGATGCGTTCGATGATTTCCTCAAAATTCATATTAAACCGCACCCGACCAACAAGACAATTATCACGTTTGAAGATGGTGAACAGACTATTTACGATGGAGGGTAAAACATGAGTTATAAATATAGCACTGGCAGTGTACGTCGTGGGGACATCTATTACGAAGATGATCGAGAAGGACAGCCTACCTACATTGATTTTGGTATAGATACTATTACTTTGCGCCCGAGTGGCTCACAGATATTGCACGCAGCGGCTGACGCGGTAGGTATTGGCACTACATCGCCCGACTATACGCTTGATGTTGCAGGCGACATTGGAGTCGACGAATACATCTACCACAACGGAGACGCCGATACGCTCATAAGATTTAATGATGATAAGATAGTCCTCAGAGCAGGTAACAAAGCGATGGTTACTGTGGAGGAAAAAGCTTCTGCTCCTCATGAGGTTACCATTAATGATGGTAGCAACAATATTGACTTTGTTGTTAAAGGTAATGGATCTAGAGGAGGAAACCCCGGAATAAAGTTTGATGCTTCTACGAATAAGTTAGGTATTAACGGCGTGGGTACTCCCGAAGAGTCGCTCCATGTGGATGGCAACATCAAAGCCTTTGGAGATGATGTTAGAATTAAACTTGACGGTGACACTGACAGCCACCCCGGACTAGAGCTATACGAGAATGGCACAAGAAAATGGATTGTCTACAATAACTATACTAATGACAATCTCACTTTTAAGACAGACAGTGATAATATAATGTCAATCACGCAGACTGGTAGAGTTGGAGTTGGAACGCAAACACCGAGCACCACATTCTCTGTCGCGGGTAGTATTTCCGGTAACGTGACTGCTATTGATAAAAACAACAACAACTCTTCTACCTATACTGTCACAGCAACAGATTACGCTATTTTCGCCAACACTCGGCCGCCTGCACAAAACGGCATCAATTCGGCACTAACGATCACATTGCCTTTGGCTGCTGATTATCCAGGGCGTATATTGGTGTTTAAGGATGGGGGCGGGTATTCTGCCACCAATTCAATCACTATCCAAAGAGCGGGTAGTGATATGATCAATGGCGCTCAAACTTCTGTTGTTATATCAAATGATAATGATGCCATAACTGTCATGTCAAATGGTGGAACTATGTGGTTCACCATCTAGCTAGAGTTTCTAGAAAGTTTAACGCAGGGTATGAACAGTAATGTTTTTTTCTCGCGCTCTCCGCTCGATAATGGCTGCTTCGCGGGCTGTTAAAGGCACGTTGGCATCAAAGTCTGAGACGACCAGAAGTGTTTGCCCCTCGTCCATTTGGCCGAGAACCCAATAATAAGAATACCAAATTTCTGTGCCGCCGCCTGGCGATATACTATTTAACCTTTGACCGGAATAACAATTATTAGTCATCGAAACATACACAGTGCTATTAGGCTTAAAAGAGGCGTTAATTATGTCAGTGAAACTTCTCCAAGAACTCCACATGGAGCCCGACCCATCAATGAGGTACACATCAGCAGGGATGCGATCAATGCGAGTGGTCAAGGAGCGATTGGTATGAACTATCGCATGTACGATTCTGGAGTCTGGGTCATGGCCATTGAGGCGCTCACCCCGAGTTATTACGTTTACATTAGCGTGTGGAATCTCGCGTTCTATAGTTTGACGTACTTGTTGTATACGTTGTGCGGCTAGCTGACGGTTATAACCATGACTACCACACCCATCTGTATATCCTATGAGAGTTATTGATATGGCATTGTTTGAAATATGTGTTCGAGTCCAAAAGTTTAACGCACGTTGTTGGCTTTCGCTGATGTCGAAAGAGTCTTCATTAAATCGGATGATATGCTCTCGCCTAACTTCTGCGGAGCCATGCGAAACAGTGGACGTGCGCGTTGGAACCACTCGACAAGTACAGTCGCGAGTGGTGCATCTATCCAGAGCCGATTGTGCTTGCGCGGTGCCCCCCAGCACGCACAATAACCCTAGGATAAATATCCTAAGTAATTCCGCCATCCTAAATTAAATAGGTAAAGGGAATTATTATTCACTAAAAACTAATTATTCAGTAGGAGCTATGATGAACGAAGATAAATGGAGTAATTTTCTGACAGAAGGACGCAAAGATGCCGGAGACAAACTGGATCGTGCGCTGGGCTGGTTTTTAGATAGCGGCCCTCAGAAAAAGGGTGGCTATAAAAACAAGCGTGCAAAGTTCAAAGGCAAAAAGTTTAATGACATCTCAGCACCACCCGGCGCACCCGGTGGTCTTGAAGAGGAGGTCGAGCCTGAAACCTTTGAAAAGCACGATGAGCTTGATCCTAGGTTTTGGAATCCTCAAAAACTACTAAAAGATTCGATAGTTAAACGACTCATAAAGATTGTTGAAGACTTTATTGAAGGGCTTGATGTTGAACAACCAATCGCGGTGGAGGACATTCGGCTAACTGGGAGCTTGGCTAACTATAACTGGTCAAAATATTCTGATGTGGACCTTCACATTGTAGTGGACTTCTCTTCTATTGACGAGGACGAGGCCCTTGTTAAAGCGTTCTTTGACAACGCACGCATGCGTTGGAATGACCGTCATGACATTAAAATCTATGGACACGAAGTTGAAATCTATGTTGAGAATATAAACGAGGACCATAGGTCATCGGGGATCTACTCTATCATGGAAGATGAATGGATTGTCGAACCTGATCCCCAAAAAGTTGAAATTGATTTTAGCACTGCACGAAAGAAGAGCGATGACATAACAACACAAGTCAACATGATTGAGCAGTTCTATCAGTCGAAACCTCGCAGCGCACTCAAAAGCATCGAAAGATTGAAAGAACGTATTCGGACGATGAGACGCGCCGGTCTTGATAGCCCAGCACAAGAATACTCGGCCGAAAATATTGCTTTTAAGATATTGCGCCGTGAAGAAGTTCTAGACAGATTGGACGACATGAAGTATAATGCTTATGATATGATAATGTCTATGGGAGAACAAAATGCTGGAAAACTATAACTATACGACTATTGACGATAAAACTGAAATTCATCCAGGCGAATTTCTTTTTCACGTTCCAACCAATCAAGTTGTAATATGTCGTCGGTACGATAAGGAACAAGAGAAGATCAATAGTGTCGCTGGTGGCTCTTTTTTAGAAGACATCACTTCTAATTATCGTAAAATTTCCCACAAAGCCGTTGCTATGGATAAACCTTCACAGCGCAGCGGCTTCCGAAGAAATTGCGGAGGATGTAAAAGCAGAGGAAGCGGGACTGGAGGTGATATGATCAGAAGGCGCGAGATGATATGGAAGACAAAAGAACGCAAATAGAAGCAGTAAAAAGTTTTTGTAAAATACAACTACAGTTGTTAAAAAACCGTCGAGCTAAAATACGAAAAGAGTTATTAGACTGTAAAATACAAGAAGAGTTTTTGCTCTCTACCTTGGAGCAGATTGGAGATTACCAGTCCAATGACTAAAATATATATCTATTGTTTATTTGATAGCCAGGATGTATTTTATGGCGTTTATTCCTCAATCGACGCAGTACATCGCGATGCATTTAAGTTATGCTTGAAGCGCGGCGGGGAACCACTCATTCTACATGAGCAAACACTAGTGCAACCCTCTCCGACTATATTGCGAAATATTTTTCGTGGAAAGGTGGATGTGCAATTGCGTTATCTCTGCCGAGGACAAGTAGCAGCAAAAATAATCAAAACCAAACTAAAAGAATAATATGATATACTACATCTATGGAATCTCCGATTGCCCCTCTTGTCTGCGTGCCTGTGCAGATTTGATGGAGGCAGATTTAGAATACATCTTTATAGAAATGGATTTTGCTCCAAGCGAAAGACGCGCCATACGCGACAGGTTACAGTGGCCAACTTTCCCCATCGTAGTGGTTAGGCGAGAAGACGAAGAAGAAGTCTTAGGTGGCTATGAGCAGCTAAAAGAACACATGCGAGTGCCTTGACATATTCTTGACTTGCACTTTACAAGACAAGATGCTATATTAAGATTGTACCGCATAGTTACTATGTGGGCATTAAACGAGGAGACTTGATTAGGTGGGTAGTTGATTGGGGCATTTATGCAGTGTCCGATAATGGAGAGGCATACGGTGAGTACCCCACATATTGTTACGGTATTGTGATGGAAGTTTCGGCGAAAGACCCTGACGCAGTGGTAGTTTATGCTTTTAGCACCGATCATGAGTGGAATATCTTGCACCTAATACATGACGACTTTGAAATAATCAGTGGAGATTAAATGAAGAAAACACAAGTGGGCGATTTAGTATGTATGGGTCGCCGGAAAACAAAAGGACTAGGTATTGTTTTAGAATACTGTCCAAATGCAGCCCGTCGCACAGGAATAAACATAGATCAGTATTTGAAATATGATCGCTCCGAAAAATATCTTCACTATACAGAAATGATTGACTCTGCCCGCGAAAACGATCGCGATCTTATGCGTGCATTTATGCACAACAACAATAATACATGCTACAAGAAGTTCAAGAACAAGTTTGCATACGTTAGATGGACGAGAAAACCGTCTTGCTATGAGTCTTCTCAGGTTTCTGAAGACGAAGGTTGGTATCCCGTTGATTGGCTGTCAGCGATAAAATAATATTTTTAATAGAAACCTGTTGACACGAACAATCGCAAATGATATATTAAGAACATGGCCGAGTGGTGGAATGGTAGACACAGGAGACTTAAAATCTCCTGCTCTGATGAGCGTGCGGGTTCGACTCCCGCCTCGGCTACCAACTTTGAAATCTCCCATTACGCTCGCCCTCGGGTGGGCGACTTGGTAATCAATCAGCGATCTGCATGGGAGCCAAAAATAGGAATCGTTATAAAAGTAGAGGGCGTAAAGATGCTGGTAAGGCGCGGTAGTCAACAATACTGGTATAATAGACATATAGACTGGAAGGTAATAAAATGAACACACGCGATATGTGGGAAAATCAAGTTGAGTTATTGACACGTCACTGCCGGGTTCTGAGTGATCAGGTTGACAGGTTAGAAGAGCGACTCGCTTATTTTGAAAATGTTGTGCTCACACTTCTCACGGCCTTGAAAGACAGCGGTGTGATTGTGGACGCAGATCCCGAAACAGATGGACCCACCTATGAAATGTAGCGTTGACATTTCTCTGACAAAAAACACTTGACGCCACATGTGGCTTGTGATATATTAAGATCATCAACTGAAAGGACTTAGGGTCGGTGAGAGAATAAGGATAAGCTAAATGACGGGTTCAATGTCTACCATGAACCTCGTGCCCATCCAGGGAAACCCCTTCATATCCCACGGGAGTGAAAAGTAGGCTAGCGAGAGAGACGCGGTGAAGACAGCGACTTTCTCTCACCGACCCACCTTCAAATAACAGCGAGAACAACAGATGATTTATACAGCGATTTTTCAAAACAAAACAGGACACTATGCAGTAGTTGTCTCACATGGGGGACCTGATAGAAAATCAGCATGGAATAGTATTCAAAAAAATGAAGCTCCCAGTGAAAACCATACCCTCAAGCTGCTGATCCCCGGCGCTCATGTTGTTCTCCGAAAAGAGGACTTATATCCTACGCCAACTATTGATCCATTTGAGTTAAACTATTAGCCTGCTCCGATAGCTCAGTGGATAGAGCAACGGCCTTCTAAGCCGTGGGTCGTAGGTTCAAATCCTACTCGGAGTGCCACCACAGGAAGACACGCTTACAGGACATAAACGAGTTAATAACTGGACGCCACAAGTTAGCCCCCCGCACCATGCGCCTATAGCTCAGGGGTTAGAGCGTTGTTCTTATAAAGCAGGTGTCGCGGGTTCAAATCCCGCTAGGCGCACCATTTTTAACCGGGTCAATAGCTCAATAGGTAGAGCACCGGCCTTTTAAGCCGTAGGTTCTGGGTTCGATCCCCAGTTGACCCACCATCAACAATAGGAAAATAAATGAAGAACACATATAGTATCATGGAATACAATCAAGAAACACAAGAGTATATCACTATAGGAAGTGTAGAGGCGACAAACATAGTGGAAGCAAAGCAAAAGTATATAGAGATATTCAAATGGGAACCTAAGCCCAATGTGGTACTGTTTGCAAAGCCTCCCATTTGTCGTTGACATTCTCTTTACAACTTTCTGCTGGACAAACGGAAATCCCCATGTTACATTGTTAACATGACTTGCAGAGATACATTAGTTCTTATAACCTTGTGCGCGATTATATTCGCAGCATGCTATTCTATTACAGGAGTTCTACTATGAAACCAGGCGATTTAGTAACACTTTCAAAATACGCAGACAATCTTCAGAATCTTTGGAAATGGTCCGCATGGGCCCGAGAAAACTATCAAGAGAAGGGGCCACTTATCGGCATTGTAGTAAAGGTTGATAAGCAAACAGGTTCTCATTACGGTGGCGCGATTTCTAGAAAGTTTGATCGTTATCGCGTTAGGTGGATGGAGCCCGGTGGACCGCAGGGGCGGGACGGGCATCTTGGAGGAAGTTATTTCTTTCGCAAAGACCTCAAGTTTATCAGGAAAGCATAAAAATCTCTTTCCAAAATATTTTTTCTCTTTACAACCGCACAACTAACACAAAAAGGCAAAATCATTATGAAATCAGGTGAAGTATATCATTGGCTCGACCAAGGACCGGCTATTTTGCTGGCACCTTGCACTATTCCCGACCCGGTAGGAGTCGAGAACGTACAAGAGTTTATCGACAATCCCGACACATGGAACAGTGACATGGGATGGACCGTTAAACTATTACAAACTGGCGAAGTTCTGGATGTTCATGCCGATACACTTACGGAGGAGCCAAGTTAATGAAAAATATAATCGTAGGGGTATTGTGCATTGGCGTGGTAGATGTCATTGAACGCGAACACGCTCTTGTAGAAATCACGCAACAAGATGAAGTATCCACTGAAGCTATATTTCCATTGGGAATGTTTCCATGCGAAGTTCAAGAGGGGAGTATGTTTTACTTTGAATACGTCGATGGAGTAACAGAGATTCGATGCGGAGAGCCGCCACAATGAAAAAAATAAACGTAGGGGATATTGTTATTGTTTGGAGCGAGGGAGTGCGTGGAATGATTGTAAGCCAACGCGATGAAATCATTCCGCAAACCGGAATCTGGCAGGAATCTGAAGATTATAAGATGCGTACAGTTTACCGAGTGGCCGGGGCCGCTTATCGTGACCGCTGGTTTGACAGCAGCGAACTGGATGTGTGGAGCGCGAGATCGCAATAAAGCTCCGAGAACACAAAGAGCCGCCAACTGTCGGTGATTTAGTGGTTCACCAGCATGACCAAAACCGAGGTATTGACTGTGCTGGTTTGGTGCTTGAATGTCGAGGTCAAGAGTGCTTTGTTCTTTGGGCGTCAGCCACGGGATCGGCGGGCTGGTATCGCCGAGTGCTTTTGAGAGTATTAAAGGAGGCAAAGCCTATTGATGAATCTAGTTATTGAGGGGGTATAGACTCATGGCAAACATATTTTGGAACAAAGGTGGGAAGGCACCAGCAAAGGAAGCGGAAAGAACACTTAGGCAGCATGTTGCTGGTGTATGTGATCATCGTTTTTCGGTTCAGTTTCGTTCCGACGATGGCGGTCACCATATCGTATTATATTTAGAAGTGGAAGATCCCGACCGCACTCTGGATGCGTGGCTTAGGGATGCGTTAAACTTTCCAAAATGGCAGGGGTGGCGCTTTATTTTAATGAAGTGCCCAGTAGGTTATATCAGCGCGATCATTGAAGCGCCCAGTCGTAGTTGACGTTTTCTTTACAACTTTTGTGTTGATATTCAGAAAGCTATGTGATATATTGAGTATGTGATTCAGAGATATTTTGATATAGGTGATCTGGTGGAAATAGATTTCGGTTATAACTATCGAAGTGTTGGACTCTTCGTTAAATATCATGGTCCTCATGATGCAGGATGGGAGTCACGCGGAATAGTGATGATTGATGGCGAGCACTTGCCTATTCCCATAGATCAAATCGGTTTAATAAGGAAAGCTGATAAAAATGAGTAATAAAAACATATTTCATGCATTTGTTCGGTGGGGACTTGGGATTCACGGGACGATTCATTTAGCTGAAACAGCGGCCAATATATATGAAAGAGCATGGATCAGCGCGGGACTTAGCGCACTGGCAGGCTTCTTAATGATTGCGGGAGCATGTATTGATTTGAGTCATCATCAAGGAGCAGATAATGAAAGTCGGTGATTTGGTAAGGAACCTTAACTCAGAAAGCGGCCTGCTTGGTATTATTGTTGACTGGACAGATACTAAATGGCCCAACAACAATCAATGTACGAACCATCCAGTCGTGGCATGGCAAGATGGGCGTGTTTCGTGGATTATGGCGCATAGGCTATCGGTGGTGGCATGAAGTTAGTTAGAGATTGTATCCCTCAGATAATCGAGGAAGATGGTAGAACGTGCCGGTGGCGCAGAGTCATCGGACGCGATGAGCATATCGCTAAACTATCAGCGAAAATGCGCGAAGAGGTTTGGGAGTTTACCGAGAATCCATCCTATGAAGAGGCCGCCGATATGCTGGAAGTTGTCAAGGCTTTCTGCTATCTGCACAATCTTGAATGGGAGGCTGTCAAGGCATATGCCGAGGACAAGCAGGAATCTCACGGAGGGTTCCACAACGGAATCATTCTGGAAAGTTTTGACAGGAAGTCTTGACATTTACTTGACAAGAAAGATGTTGACTTTCACTGTCGGGTGTGAGATAATACATGGGTAATCAAGGAGGGCTCTATGGGCTATCGTTCGGAAGTGGTGTTAGTTGTCGGCAAAGAGGTTATGCCTCAGTTTATGGTAACTATGTCTAAATGTCAAGGTGCGCGTGCTATGTGTTTTGGTGATGCAGAGCGTCACGAGAACTATGATGGAGATGGCAACTTGCTTTTCAAATGGGATCATATCAAGTGGTACGATTCTTATGAAGAGGTTCGCGCTCTTGAAGATTTCATGGACTGGTGTGACGGAGAGGAAGTCCCTCATCCTGTAGATGATGACGAGACTATTGCGGGTGATGAGTGCTATAGGTTTGTTCGTATTGGTGAAGAATACGATGATATTGAAACACGCGGCTACGCTTTTCATGACGTAGGCGTAAGCAGAGAGGTAACATTTTAATGACAAAAACATGTAAACATTGTAACGTAGAGTTTGACGTAAACTCCTGGGCCAAGCGGCAAGTTGGCGGGAAGATTAACGAGTGTGCGGATTGTGTGGAGGAGCTTGGGACTGAGACTGCCGTTAAATATCTCGGGCTCTCATCTGGTGATGGCAAAGCGGCCGCAATCTCGATTGTCGCCTTTGAGTCGAACGAGGATCGCGATGCGTATGCTTCCGCGTGGAAGGATAACACTGGATTCAATGGTGGCTATGGTGGTCATCTGTCAAGTTCAAATACTCCAATCGGTGGGCGACCCATGCGTCACGTAGGCTATAACGCAGGCAACGCAAATCATAAGGGTAAGGCATGAAAATAACATTGGTGCTCGATACAGAAGACGACGAGGGTATTGTTGATACCCTTAAAATCGTCAATCATTTCTATGAGAAAAGCATTTCAGCGGCTTTTCACAATCGTCCATCGCGCCAAGTGAGCTATGGTAAGATCCCTTTTATCAAGATGCTGCGAGAGTTTGCGCGTTATGCTGTAGATGCCCACAAAGAAGGCGAGGATCCCGCTGGTCTGCGATTCGCCAAGGAATACGCCGATTCTGAGTTTAACAAACAACGTCAGGCGTCTGTCAAAATCCTTTGACATTCTCTTGACATTTGGTGTATTGACTTATGATTCGCACTATGCTATATTATTTGAGTCTTCAGGAGGGAACCATGAAGCGCAAAACTGTCCGAAACATTGTAATCGCGGCTGATGCCGTATGCTGGGCCGCACTCGCTGTTCTGGCTATTCACTTTTTCACTTGCCCAATGGCATAGGAGTTAAACTATGAAAATCGACCTTACTGAAACCGAAATCAATCACATCATGCACGCACTTGCACGCCGCCGCGCTGAACTTCAGGAGTCACATTCGATTTCTGGAGATATGGAGGAGGCGGATCTTGCTGGCGAACTGATGGATCTTGAGCACGATCTTCTTGAGGCTTTGCATCGCCCCGATGACGGATGGAACGATGCAGCCGACGCCTTCATTCAAGCAGGTATGAACGCGCGTGAAATGGCGAAGGAGACGCCTCCTCAGACGTTCGGTGAGTTTGAGGTCGCACCGACGCCTCAAGAGGGCTCACGCGCCGCACAGCGCCGCACAGAGGCATTGATGCGAGGTACTGCTACACCTGTCGCCAACGATCCAATCGACTGGTAATGCAAAATCTCTTGACATTTACTTTACAACGATCCGCTTGACTCTATTGCCTGCCCATGCTATATTATATGGGTAATCAACAAGGAGGACCATTATGGCCTATCTCAAAAAAGATGACCTCGTAATCATTCGCACCCCAGACGCGACCATTCAAGCTCGCGTTGTGGACATGCAGTTTCGACGCTTCCGGCGTAGCTGGAAGGACAAGAAGACCGGCGAGACTAAAAGCCGGTGGAAGTCGGTGCCCTACGCTATCTGTGAGTGCTTTATCGGTGCTCCTGTTGGCACTGAGTTCCTTATTCCTGGCTACAAACTGAAGCATGAGACGAAGGACGGCGAAAAGCTACTGGTCCTGCGCGATCAATATGCGGCAGAGTTCGATGGACATTGGGTAAACAAGATGCTTTCTGAGAGCAAAGCAAAGCGGGAGGGAGCAGCATGATTGAAGTCGGTTGTTTAGTTAGAAATATCACCACCGTTGACTACCCTGTAATCTGGCTTGTACTTGATGAAATCGCTGACAGCGTTCTACTCGTCAGTCAGAAAACAAACTATAAAATGTGGGCAGAGAAATCACATTTTGAGGTGGTCGCATGAATGTCTGGGTTCTATCTGGAAGTTACGAAGGCGAACAGTTTGCAAGCTCACACTTGACCGAGAAGGGTGCGTGCCTTGCGGCCATCGCTGATGTGCTTGAACTTCTCGGTGTCGAAGACGAAGAGTCTGCACGTCAGATAATGTCTAACCACATATCTACTCGCGGTCTGATGGATGGCGACGAACCAATCGAGTGGGATCTTAGTAAGATGCGGGATATGCCACGTAGCGAGTTGTGGGGACTCTTTAACGAATGGGCCGAGTACACCTGGGATAGTCACATGAGTTATAGTATTGAAGTAATCAAAACCACGTTGCAGGCATGAACAGGTTTAAGGTCGGTGACCTCGTTAAACTTGGACCACCTGATTCGGTGGTGGGCATGTATGGGATCATTCAAGAGGTTCACCAACGCAACGAAATCGCAGGCCCCGAGGACGACTGGGTTCGTGTATATAAATATACGGTCCTGATTGATGGCGAGCTATATCGGCGCATCCCACAGGAGCGACTAACGCTGGTTAGCGAGTCTTGACATTTTCTTGACAACTCCGGTCTTGACTTTAGCGACCAGGGATGCTATATTATAAGGGTAAGGAGGCGATATGTCCAAGAAGATTAAAACCCGCAACTGGCTCGCAGTGCGGGCACATCTGCGTTCGGGTGCTGGAAAGCACAAGGACAAGTCCAAGTATAGCCGCAAGGTCAAGCATAAGGGGGCACAATGAAGGTCGGGGATCTCGTTAAAGTTTATGATTTCTCGCACGTAGCACGGGAGAAGCTCACGCAACAAGGTATACGCAGACCCGATCTGAAGCGACAAGGTATTGACGCCCACCATGTGGGGATCATCGTCGCCACCAACGACAGCGATCCCAAGCATCGAAACGTGCGGAGAGTATTGCGTTGCGTCGATGGTGAGTGGGAAGATTATCATGTGAATCGTTTGGAGGTAATCGCATGAGAGTCGGTGATTTAGTAAGGGTGAAACCTAAACATCGAGGACATAGACCTGATGTTGTTGGCACCATTGTTCGATTTGAGATGCTTTCAACCGGCCCTTTGGCCCTTGTCAGGCGTGTAGATTCTGACAGATGGATGCATGCGTACCCGTGCGATATGGAGGTGATCAGTGCAAGTAGGTGATTTGATTTATGATTACCATTATGGTCAAGGTATTATTATCGAGATTGATGAAGCTGGCGATCACACGGTCAACTTTATCGAAGTCGGAAAGGTTGGCGTTCTCGACAGCCACATGATTCAGTTTGTGGAGGTGATCAGTGCAAGCCGGTGATTTAGTTGTGACTACACGCGCTCAGATTGGCGTTCCCAATGGCACTATCGGGCTGATTATTAAATCGCACGAACCCCGCGCTGAAACTATCAAGCATAGCATCCACGAAGTTCAGCTTTATGGCGTTAAACTTGGTTGCAATCGTCGGTTCTTGAGCAGAGACTTGGAGGTAGTAAATGAAAGTCGGTGATTTGGTGAGGTATCAGTACGATGTGATTCGACAGCCGCCACTTGAGGGCATGCCAATAGGGATAATCACTCAGATTGATCCATATAAGAACGGTGATCGACAGGAGGTGATGGTAATGTGGAATGATGGTGGTGGACTGATGAGTCACTCGATGGATTTCTTGGAGGCAGTAAACAATGCTTAGTAACTGGCAAATCATGTTGTTGGATAATGGATTTTGGATTCTGCCGCTATTGTTTGTAGCGGCCGTGGCTGTGTTCCCGTGGGAGCACTGGAATAGTTTGATCGAGGAGGATAACGATGAAAGTCGGTGATCTGGTTCGGTGGAAATCTTGGGACAAGGGTGAACAAGTGGGGCTTATTGTGCGTTTTCGGCGAATAGGCACAGCTATGATCCTGTATGCATACATGCACTCGGGTGAGGCGATTAAAGCCGATGATCTGGAGGTAGTAAATGAAAGTCGGTGATCTGGTAAGCAGCAACGGGTATTTGGCAATCGTGATATGCGTCAATGCCCATGAGACATTGATTAAGTGGCTCGATGATGGCATCGTTGAGGATGCCGACAACTATGGGACATCGCTGGAGGTGATCAGTGCAAGTCGGTGATCTGGTGATAATGCCCGGTTCTTCTTATCGCGATAAGAGCGAGACGGAAGCAACGGGTATTATTCTGAGCACTACTCCAGATCCCGGCGCGCTGCTGCACCTTGCGCGCGTTAAAGTTTACTGGATTCAGGACCAAGAAGATGCGTGGGAGCCGCGAGAGTGGCT